GATCGATCTGGCTTAACAGAACCTTTGGCTCAGCCTGTAGCCTATAGCCAAGCTCTACTGATAAATCCATAACCTTTAGAAAGAACTGGTCAATTTCCTCTGGTAAAATGATATCCAGCATTCCTTTTATGGCTTCAACCTTTGCTGCCTCTGCAGGAGTTCTATCCTGCTTACCCACAGTAACTGTTTTGAGATCAACTTTTATACTTTCCATTACTTTTGCCTCCTAATGTAGCGACACATGCAATTATAACATCTGCCTTTTGCTTTTGCTTTGTAAGGTAAACATACTCATTCGTTTTGTTAGCTACTCTGATATCAAGCTTCATCATTCGAGCAATGTTTACAAATTTGGAATGTAGAAATACTGAGTGGGGATAAGCAATCAGTTGGACTGCTTCTTCAGTTTCTATGGTTGGTTCATAAATCTTTCCAACCGATTGAGTCATGACATCTTCTATATCGAATGTCGGTAGTTCTTCAGCACATCTAGCCCAGATTGGAGAGTCATTTATTCCAGATTGAGCTAGTTTCTGAGCATAGGCTACTAGATCAGCCGATTCCCACATGATAATACCATCGGATGCTATGGAATGCAACCCATCCCAACCATCAAACCATCCCCAATGTATGGGTTGATCGAATGAGAATCCAAAGTGATTTTTGATTGCAATAACCTCATCCAAAAGGTCTAAGGTCTTAGCTGGGATTATCGTTATTGTTGGAATCTTTGCCCCACTATAATGAACCATACTTCGTTGAGTAACATCATTCCATGTTTCTCCACGTTTAATTCGAGATATAGTTTTTACTGAAACACCATATGAAGCAGCTATTACGTGTTGGTATTCCCCAGCATTGAGTCTTTTTAACACGTCTATAACCTGAGTTTCAGTTAAGGCAGTAGCTGATCTCATTTATAAGTTTGCCTTTAATGCCTGTAGAATCATAGGTAACTTAATTCGTCTGAGACATGACCACTGTTGATTTGATCTACGACAGGTGCTACAAAGACGTTTATCACCACAGTAACCTAAACTTTGCTCCGGGACTATCTGGCAATTATAACCTTGAACTCTAAGCTCTGGCTTCATAATGCCCCAGAGTGCTACTGTACGAGTCCCTACAGCCTGTGCAAGATGAAGTAGACCAGTATCCGGGGTCAAGACCAGTTGGCACTGTTCCAGGAGTGCTGCTACATAATCAAGCTTTTTACCAATACAAGAATATCCATATATAGATGGAAGGCTTTTTATAGGGTCAATTCCCACAGGTGCAAAGCCTGATGTGTGAAGCCAGTCAGCAACTTGAGTAGACATTCCCCCAAAATCCCAATCTCTAATTTGGTCTCCAGATCGTAGAACAATTCCTACCATCGGTTTTACTATTCGATTGGCTGTTTTCCAGTTAGTTACTTCTTGTCTACATTCTTCTGGTATATCATAATGGGGTAACAAGTCTATCCCAGGAGTATAGTAGTCATGATGTCTAAGCCAGAACTCTGCAATACCATAAGGAGCTTGCCCTCCATGTTCTCTCTCAAACTGGATGAATGCAGAGTTACAGTCAATTAGCACATCAGCAGATGCTACTGTATGAGGAATGTCTCTTCCAGCAGCATATAATATCGGGTCTACAACTTTATTGCCCTCAGTAGTCCATTCTAAGCTAGGAACTTCTTCAACACGGTCTACTTCGGGCATACCTTCAAACATCAGGGGTAGGGCACCACCCATGTATGTGGGGTCTGTTACTACAGTTAAATTACTTTTTGGATGTTTTTCTTTGATTGCTTTGATGAGGGGCCTTAGTAATAGAGCATCACCAAATGCTGGTCGTTGACGAATTAATACGATTCTAGTCATGTTAGTTTGCCTCCCTACATAACCTATCCAACTGCCTCCATTATAGAGCCACTTACCACAGAAAGGGAAATTTGATATTCATATCCCAGGGAAGAACCTTTTATTGGTCTTACAGATAAAGATTCTATTCCTGGTGTAAAGACAACAGTTACATTATTACCTATGAAGTCTGTATAGGCATAACTGCTTCCTACTGAACGGTAAATAGCAAATAGACCTTGGATTATGGAAAGTGAATGAGTCCGACCTCTGATTTGAATAACTTGGTCACCTGCATTAAATCCACGATCTTGGTAGACAGTGGTTCCATCTATGCATTTTTGGACAGAACCACGTTTTCTTCCACCAATATTTATTTCATCGGGGTCACATAATAGGTCAACCCCGTTTATAGTAACTGTTACTGCTGCTGCCATATTAGCTACCTCCTATACCTAATCGTTGTTTAACATTGTAGTCTTCTATGGTTCCTTTAATCTTGTCTAAGACTACTTTACCAAACTCTTTTGCATCCATACCTCCATGTATGTCACCCACATTTACGGTTACTCCACCACCCATAGTATTAGGTAAACTATTGTTACTTGTGGTAACACCCCCTGAGTTATAAGCTGCATTAGCTTGTGCTCCAGGCATAGTTTGTAAAGCTTGAAGAGCTTGTGGAGTCATACCTGCTGGGCCGATACCTATTCCTGGCCCACCAACAGTATTACCCTTTTGAATTAGCCCTCCAAGAGAACCAGGAATTGATAGACTGGCTTTAGGTATACCAACTACATCTCCCAAAGTTTGTCTGGCTTCAGCGACACTCCTGGATTGCATTCCATACTTTTCAGTTAGTAACCTATAAGCTCTTGAATCATCCTTGGCTTGCATTGCAGCATCCTCGGATACCCTACCCTGTTCTAGTGCATTACCACTGGCAGCAAAAGCATTACCTGCTTGTTGACTTTGAAGCTTTTCTATATCGAGACCATACTGTGCTCTTGCAAATTGTTGTTCAACAATGTCTACTGCATTTTGTCTTTGGTCTATGACATTGGCCTTTCTATCAAGAGCATTAGTCTCTTTACTAATGAGTAGACCTTTCATCTGCATGGTTAGGTCGGTAAGAGTATTTGCATAGTCCTCTTCAATTCTATCTAGCCCAAGTTGTGCTCTTTTAGTATTGATATCAGCCAGTTTTTGGTTAATACGTAACTGCTCTTCTTCCATCTGCAGCTTGTCCCGGTAAGCAGCTTCATACTCTGCCGGGTCAAACTTCTGAGCAAATTCAGATTCTACATAATTGCGGATAGAAGCTGCTGCTCCCTGAACAGGCCCCATACCTCCATAGAATAAGGCAGGTGCCCCTGCTGCAGCTCTCTGGCCCATCTGTGCTGTCTGTAGGTTAAGATTACCCTCAGCCAGATTCAGAGGATAGTCTTGACCAACCCTGGTTCGGGCCTGTTCATTCCTGAACATGTTTATCCCGATCTGTTGACGTTCATCAAGTAAAGACTGTGCCTGGAGACCTAATCGTTGACTATTTATACCAAGTCGAGCATCCTGTAAAGCAATTCTTTCCAAGCCTGTTGCTTTCAGCTTAGTCAGATCAAGGGTTGTTTGTCGAGAAGCTATATCGATATTTACAGCTTCTAACTTTAACTGCTGAATCTTTCTTGGAGTATCCTCTGCTGCTCTTTTTCGTGATACACCCAATCTTTGTAAATCAATTTGTGTAGATTCCAGATCAAAAGCCTTAGCTCTATAGTCCTCTTTTATGTTTCTTTGTCTTTCCCGAAGCTGAGCAGCTAGATACTTTTTGAATCCGGGGTCATCAAGACCCTTGTCATACTGACTGGCTTTTTGGGTTTGTTCACTTTTATAGCTTATATACTCAGCAAGGCCTCTTTTACCCTGGCTAAGAGCTTTTAGAGCTTGACCACCATAGCCAATATCCATACGTTCCAGATCGATCTTAGTACCAATTTGACTCTTTATACCAGGAGCAGCAGCTCTTTGTAGTCTGGTTTTTTCATTCTCAGTCCTATTGGTAGTCCATTGCTCATAACCAATACCTTTGTTATCAGGATTTTTTTGGAACTGAGCATATTTTCTTTGAAGCTCTTTAGCATATGGAGTTTTTTCCCAGACTTTTACTGCTGCATCCCATTCTTTTTGAGTAGAGTATGCCTCTCTCTGGGGGCCTCTCATTTTCTGGGCAGCTTCATAATCGTTATATGCCACAGGAATACTTCGTATGTTTGCCTCAACATTAAGCATACTGAGTTCTTTTTGTAGACCAAGTAACTTTTTACGAGCAGAAGGCCCCTGGCTCATGGAACCAGAGTATAACTGAATTTGGCCCTGAAGAGCTGCTATTCTTTCAGCTCTTCGATCATTAGTAGTTTTGAAGTAAGCTTGGTCAGTAGTTTCACCTATTTTACGAGTTATGCCACTTCTTTCTTTAAGAAGAGGAGCAATCTGTTTTTTAGCCCATTCTGCAGACATATATTCAGCACTACCTGGTGCCTGGTTTTTACCAGCTTCTATGTCTTTTTGTAGTGGAGCTATTTTCTTGTTTATAGCCCTAAGATCAGATTTAAGATCAGCTACTTTTGCTCCTAATGGGAATCTATCAGCCATGTCAGCAAGTGCTGCTGCAGATGCTTTTGCCTGTTCTTCAGCTTTTTGCATGGATGAGATAAGAGGTTCAAGGATTCCTCCAGCAACAGCTCCAATACCACCACCAACTGCAGTCCCTACTCCTGGGGCAACCATACTTCCGATCATTGCTCCAGTAGCACCCCACTTCATTGCTCCACCTGCAGACATTGCAGCATACTGACCAAGGGTTGTCCCCTTTTTCAGGTCTACCATACTAGCAGTCTTGCCAAGTTGGGCTACACCAGAACCTATACCTCCAAGAGCACCAATACCAGCACCCATTGCAGGTCGGTTACCACCAAGCATATACCCGAGAGCACCACCTTGAATACCAGAGCCTAAAAGAGTTCCAGTGGCACCCCACCCGGCCTCTTTAACCATCTGACCTCCCATTACACCCATTACACCCATGGGAAGTCTATTCATCAACCCGGCACCTGTAGCCTGTAAATTTCTACTTACCTGACCACCCCATGGTAAATTTCTGGTTGGGATGGCTTCTCTTTGAGCTATCAGAGCTTGACGTTCACTTTGTATATCGCGTAATCGGCCTTCAGCAGCAGTTGCTCCTGCAGAATCACCAGTGCTTCTAAGCCATGGGATTCTTGCAGCAAGATTAGCTTCTTCTTGTGCTAATCCAGGAAGTGCTTTTTGTATAGACCTATAATCCATTCTTCCAGCAGCATTAGCAGCTCTTGCAATTGCTCTTTGGCCTCTGGTGCCTATTCTACCAGCTATACTTGGGTCATTGGCAGCTCCATAGCCTAAAGCACTTACAGCTCCTGCAGCACCACCCCGTTCCATGAGCAGATCATTACCACGCATATATCTTGCAGCAGTTGCAGCTCTTAAACCAGCTCTGGTTGGGTCTCTAAGAATTGGCATTCCAGAACCATAACCAGCAAGACCTAAAGCTCCTCCAGCTCCTGTTGCTCCTACACCTAGTAATCCTCTATTACTAGCCATTAAAGTAGCTCTGGCTAAGTCCATAGGCATAGTCCCCATTGGGCCTACTCCACCTATTCCACCTGAACGACCAGCAAGACCTGACACAGCCAGGAATCTTTGCATAGCTGCTGTTGCTGCCATTACAGAACTGGCTATTTTAGAGAATACCATTGCCAGCATTATCTGCTTTGAGACACTTGCTATTCGGACTAATATGTCTAAAAGAGTTTTGAATGAGTCAGACTCAACTACAGCCTTAACACCATTGAATAAACCATTAAACCCCTTAGCTGCTGAATTAACAAGAGTATCCATAGTTTTAGATTGTTGTTGATAACTCTTTAGAGATTTAGTAAACTGCTCTGTGCCCTTTGCTCCCTTAGCAAATTGGTCTCTGGTTGGTTCTGAGAGCATTCCAATCTGTTTGAGGGTTGGAGCAATCCCTTTCATGAACTTAGCACCAGCTCTGGCTGATAAGACATCGATCTTAGCTTCCAGAGTTGATACCATACCTTCAATGGAACCTTCAAACTTGGATTGCATCTGGTCAAATCCCTTCATCTTACTCTGAAGGAATCTTTCAAGTTGAGGGCCAGACCGGGTTGAAATATCAGCATTCGATATACCCAGTGCTCTACCAATAGTAGATCGGGCAACGTTTACACCACCACCCATGAGTAGACGGGAAGCATTCGATATCTGTTCACCCCGGAGACCCAGGGTTTTAGCGACAATAGCTGTCTGTTCAGTGAGTTTCATGATCTGGTCAGGCTTTAGACCTTTACGAGCACCAGAAGCCAGACCAGATTGGAATGATTGTAACTGTTCATCGAATGTGAGGATGTTTTTAGCTGAACGTACAAGAATAGTCTGTCTATACTTTTCAGCTTCCCACATGTTTCTTTGTGCTTGCTGACTTTGAGGGAGAGGTCGATTTCCAGCACCTTGCCAGGAACCGATAGAACCCAAAGTAGCAGCTATAGCAAGAGTAGCAGTCTGGAACTCTTTAGCTTTGCGGATTGCTCTGGAGAAACCCTGTTCAAGCATGGCCATGCCAGTAACAGCAGCACCAATACCAAGACCTGTGCTTAATGCTCCCATACCGGATACAGCATTAACAAGTTGGTTTCCACCCCTGGTTAAATTAGTGCCAACACCACCCCCACCAAAGTTGGGGCCATGAATAGCATTAATCCTGGTCTGCATTCGACCCATTGATGCATCGACAAGAGTTTCAGCCGATTTTAGACTGGCTTGAAATGCAGCTAGATCAACTCCGATGTTTAAGCGCATGATTTACTCCACAGGCATGATTTTAACTGGTAACCCTCTTGATTGCATTTCCATTATACCACCATCGCTGGTAGCATCAATGCTTTTTGCATTAGAGTCTCCCGAAGGTTGACTTCCTCCTCCAAGAACTCCTAGACCACTCATCTTGGCCTGTTGTCTTAAATCCCACATTTTTCTATCCCAGTAACGTTCCCAGAGAACTGCAATCTGCCTGAAAGTTAGAGTTATCGTATATTCGATACTCCAACCTTTATCCCCGGTAAGGCAGTCTACAACTCCTGCAAAGTCACTACCGGGGATAGATTCAGTTGCTACTCTTTCTCCGATGCTTCCGTCTGCTTCTGTATCTCTCTCACGGTCGGAAGCATTAGCCAGTTTCCCCCTGTAGCCAAAATCTCATCAAGGTGGTTGACGTTGAAGAATGCCTCGATAAGATCACCATAGGCCATAGTTGGAATTTCCAGGGTTGCAAAGAACTCAGGGGTTCTTTTATTCTTTTCGTCACCATAACTGGTTGCCAGAGCAAAGTATTTATTGATAACTTCTTCCTGCTCTTTGACAACTACACCAAAAGCTTCTCGTTCTCCGTCTTCCTTAATGAACTTCTTCTCAATGCACTCATTGATGAATGTTAAGAGATCAGTTCTTGATAACTCTCGGAGAATGAATGGCCCTCCAGGGTCTGCTGGGCCAAAGTCTATGTCTATAGACGATGGTACCAGACATTCGGGATTCCACTTAAATTGCTTTGCCACTTAAATTGCCTCCTAAATAGATTGAAGCCAGCATCCTGATAAGAATGCTGGCTTCATTGTAACATGCTGCCCGGACAGAAAACAACTTATTACTGTTCAATTAGGAACTGGTAATATTGTTCCCCTGCTGTTCTCGTAGTATCTGCAAGCAAACGGAACGATACAGCCATAAGGTTCCAATCAGATTCTCTGAATGGCATACTGAGCTGCCCGGATGGGGAAGCTTTGAAGCCTTCAAATATCTGCCTCTTGCCATTGGCTTTTACGTGAGTGAAACGTAAGCCAACAAAGGCATGAGTCGGAGTTCCACCGAACTTGAACAACGTTCCTGATAGAACCTGGGTCTTGCCCGTCTGGAGAGTCCCCAGTAGAGCAGTCTGAGTGCCATCAAGGAAAGAAGTCGTTGTGCCCGAAGTGATATTGCCCTGGCCCAGAGCCATTTTGAGTGTAGCAAGATTCAATTCAGCGAGGGTTGCAGCAACTGTAACAGACTCACGAATGACTTCCTGCAAGATAGTGACCAGAGGACGACCAGCTTCAAAGTCTAAGACTTCTCTGTTGTGTTCAATGGTAACTTCACTTTTGATAGCTCCAACATCAGCATAAGCATCAAACACATCATTCGTGTAAGTGCCTAACTCAAGGTTGCCGATGCCCAGGGAGATATTGTCTTTATTCTGAATAGGCATTGTAGGTCTCCCTTTCTGTAGGATTTACTAATACTAGCTTAGCATAAAGGTAAGCCGTAGACCTGTCCTATGAAAAATATTTTATCCAAAGCAAACATCAAATCCCTGTGAGGATTCCCATGTCTTAGTCTCTTTATCATAGCTTGGGGTTGGTGGGCCACCTTGTTCCTGGCATTTATACAATACCAGAGAACCATCTGAGAATGTATGAGTGTGGAGTAGTCTACTAATCCAGTCAGAAACAGATTGAGTCTGAACAAACTGTTTAGTATAGACAGATACATAAAGCACTCCACTGAATATACTAGCAAATACTTCTGCTTTATCTTTTTCAAAAGCAAGTGTTATACAGGGAAATCCGGGGTCTTTAACCTGTGGCAGATATTGTCGATATACTTGCTCATGGCTGAATCCATCAGTAGTGAACTGAGGGTCAGCAGCTATTGTATCTCTGATATGATCGATAAATGCTGTTGTATCAGCCATTAGTTTTTCCACCTTAGCTTTATATTTTTAGATATTAAAGCACCAAGGACTGGTGTTATACTACGTTGTAGGTTCCACATAAGTAAGTTCTGCCATGGTCTTTTAATCATTCTGGCTGTGCCCGATTCAAGCAGCTCACCCAGAACATTATCATTTTCTACCCATAGTGTAAGTCTATAACCTGCCCTTTGTGGCCCAGTAATTCTAAATGATTTATAGAAATCACCAGTCTGGTAGTTAATAATTCCTGGTTTTAATCCACCAGGAGGATGACTTTTATATGGATGTCCCATTTTTTTCAGAGCAAGTAAACTATAATATTGGGTTCCAACAATCTGCTCTAAAGTGTTTTGGACTATAGGACGAACTTCAGCAAGACCAGCAATACTTGCGTCTGTAACAACTTTGTATATCATTTTGAAGTCCTGGTTAGACGCCTTTTTTACATGCAAAAAGCTCATACTATGCTTGCTTTCATTCCTAATTGCCTATATGTAGGAGCACTCCGGGGAGGTCTTACAAATCTGGTCATCTGGCTATTCAGCTTACATCGGAAGACTCCACCCTGTTCTTCGGACTCAGATACCATAAAGACATCTCCCTGGATAATAACATGGTCATCAGTCTTTATGCTAAGCCCATCAGGTAAGATCAACCAATCCCAGTTCTGACGGACTATACCTACTCCAAGCTCAAACCATCTATCTCGGGTCTGAAATCTAAATCCTGGAACATCCTCATCTACACGAACCCAAACTTCTACTTGTTCATCTGCATAGCCACTATGATCTACTATAGCAGGTCTCCATACTTCAACAGAAACAACCATGCCGGGCATCATTTCTGCCATAGCATCAAGAACTTCAAGTAAACGTGCTCGAAAGTCAGCTTGTCTTGTTCCAGCATATTCTATCATGATCGTGCTACTGCTCCATGTGGCCCAGACTGATTATCCATACAGCTTTTGTTATACCCTTCAGCTTTACCTGCCCAGTATTTCATAGCAGCAGTTGAATCAGCAAAGCCTAGTAAATCTATGCCAGCAGTAGTAGCATACTTATTAGCAATAGCTTCTGCAGCATAGTAGTATACCCAGTCCATAAGGTCTCCAACTTGGCTATCTGCAATCAATTCTAAAGTGGTTGGTGTTCCAAACTCTACAACTACCTTTATACTAGAATCTTGGGGGGTTGGGAATAGTCTTAGTACAGAACCTGCTGCTCCAACTGGCCCTATAATTTCATACCCTTGACTACCAAACTGGTCATGCCATGCATTGAGTTCCTGTCTTAGAATCATCATTTGGGACATCTGATGAAAGTATCCACCAGTAAACAGTAGCACTTGGTTTACTGTATACCACCCTGGAGAGAATATATTTAGACTGGAAAAGTCTCCAGCAGGGTTCCAGTATACTTCTTTGATAAATGAGGCATTAGCAGCAAATCCAGCTAAGACTGCATCATCAGGGTCAAAAATCTTATAGTCTTGTTGGTCTGCCACAGTATCGAATATGGCATAGGTAGTTATGGGAGAGTAGTTGTTCATCTCTTCCAAGGCTGTATCCAATATTTCCTGCAGACCTGCCTGAATAAGTCTCATTGGAAAGTTTCTACTGGTTAGTCTTTTAGTTATTGTATCAACTGTTACAGCCATTATAGTAGCTCCTGGTTATTAGTATCCCAATCATTATACCATTTGGTCGGGTGTCTTATCAGGTCTGTTTTCTACCCATAGAGATTGAAACTCTGGTGACCCTTCAAAGTGTACCGGTACATTTGATTCTTTAAGACTTTCAGCAAGTTTGTTCGGTACTACACAATAGTTGTTAGGTTGGAGCACAACATCTGCTCCAAAGAATTGTGGACATTTACTTGGGTTGTATATATATGTATTCATAATAGAAACAGTATAGCATGAAAAAGGCCCCCTGACTATTACATCAGAGGGCCTTTAGTGTAAAACCCGTTAGGGCTTATACAAGCTGTCCAACAGCAGAGGACACGGTGATTGTTCCGATTGCGTTAGGAGTAACGCATTTCTTTGCAAACCGGGTCATAATACCCTGCTTCTGATCGAATGTTGACGGGTCGGTCAACATAGGAGTGGTGAAGTCGGCATATGGTGCATAGATGTACGGAGTGTCATTCCACTCAGTTCCACGTCTGAAGCACATAACCTTGGAACCATTTGTAGTTCCAGATGCCCAGAAGTTGGTCTTCATGATTCTGTATCTGCTTCCGTTAGGAGCAGTCATAATCGGGAAGAAGGTAACTCCAGGATATGGGCCTTCCATTGAACCGTCACCATTGGCACCACCACCGATGGAGAATGTGCCTCTCATGGACTTAGCCAGAGCAAGAGCAGCATCCATACCACAGATCAGGTGGGTCATAGCTCCGTTTCTCTGTCCGAATATGATGTTGTCCATTTTCTGGATATAGTTCCAGATATAGGCATCCCACTCGGGCTGATTAACGAATCCACTTGCAGGGATTGTAGTTCCGAAAGTCAGAGCACCAGCAGTTGCCTGGAGAATCATGTCGTTCAGAACTTCAGCATTGACTTCAAGAGCAAGCTCTCTAGCCACACCACCCAGGAGTTCCTGAGCAGCATCCAGACCATGGTATGCTCTCAAGTCCTGCATCTCTTCGATAGACCATGCAGCTCCGAGTTTCTTGGTCTTGGCTTCAACCAGCTCACTGGAGAGCTTCATTCTGATAATCCTTGCAGCAAGACCTTCAGTGGCATTGTCAGCATAGGAAGTATTGAACGGAGAACTCGAAGTGTTCAGGTCAATACGAGACTCAAGACCTGCGCTTGGGTCTTCGGTTCGATACTGGTCAAGCCAGAAAATCTTACCGTTTGGTCTATCCATCGGCTGAATAGCTGCAATCTCACTCAGGATATACTGAGGGAAGACTCTGCGGATAAGTGGGAATATGAGATAGTTGCTCAGAGGAGCACCATCACCAGCAACCGTAGTTGCCCCAGTTGGCAGAGACTGATTTACACTCTGAAGCAGGATGTCCTGAGCAAGCTCAGTCTTTCCCTGTTCCAGGGCCAGAAGACTACGTGCTGCTGCAGGGCCATTGAACTGACCTTCGCTGAGTCTAGCAGTATTCTGCAAGATCATTCGACAAGCAGCTCTTGGACTGGTCAAGTGAGAAGGAGTATTCCCAATAGGAGCACTCTGGCCTTCATACTTGTCAGGCAGATCAGCTACAAGTCTTTCGATCATCTCACCAACGGTCTGGGGTGCTCTTTCCTCAGCAGACTGTTTGGTGTAGAAAGTAGGTGAATAAGTTGAAGACTGCTCAACAACTTCTGTGGCTACAGCCGGGAATACCGACTGAAGACTAGGCAGGATTACATCAGATGCATCCATCAGTGACTGAATAGAATCAGCCTTATCGATAGCTGCCTGATAAGCCTTTAAGCCGACTTCACTGAGACCAGACTGCTCAAGCAAGCCCTTTTTGGTATCAGCGAGAGCAACTGTGGCTCTAACTGCTGCTGCTCGATCTTCTGCAGATTGAGTTTTATTTTCCACTGGATTGTCCTCTCCCTTAGCGACATTATCGCTTTGATATGTTACGGTTTTAACACCACTTCCGGTGCTTGCCCCTTGCCACACAGCATCGAAAGCTGTACAGACAAAGCCGTCTTGCATGACTTTACGTTTCTGGCCTCTCCAGTCACTCTGAGCAAACTGCCCATAACCCCTGGAAGACAGATCAACCTGAACCCCAGACTCAATAAGAGCTTGGAGATTTTTGCCATCAGGTTCAGTTGGGATAATTGTAGCATCAAACCATACGTCTGAGTTCTGCATCCAGAACTTCTCAAACTTGATAGCTGCATCAACCAGACCCTGCTCTTCAGCCGGGTGCTCAAGCTTGCCAAGGAACTTACCAGCAGATGCCTGTTCGTTCATTTTTGGCATGTTTGCTTGCCAGACAGTTGTCGGATAAACTTCACCCTTACTGTTGACAATATCACCCCTGGTAGCAATACCCTGGATTTTCATGAGTTTGCTTCCATCAGTCTTCTCATCGATAGACTGAACAGTGATATAACTCATGGATTGTTCTGCAAGGTCATGATTCCCGGATTGGACGATAAACTCATCCTTGCCATAAAAATCAGCTTGCTTTGTGCCAGCAGCAGCTTTTGCCATCTCAGTGGCAACAACTCCTAAAGCTCCAACTCTTTGGGCTTCACCAACTGGGATGTCACTTGACTTCTCAGCTTTAGGGGCACTTGATTCTGCTTCAGTAGGTATCTCAGGAACGGATGCACCAGGAGATTCGGCATCAGTCTTGGGAGTCCCAACTTTCGGGTTATCACTACTTTTGCCAACAGGTGTATCAGTGGTAATAACTGTTGCGCTGGTGCTACCATCTTGAGCAGTTACTTCATCTTTTACTTCCACGATGTCTTCCTCCTTTGTTTGAATAGTTGGAGTTTCAGCTACCTTAGCAGACTGGTCTCCTTCTTCTTCCTCTGCATCCATGCCAAGAGCAGTTGCTACGACCGTGACTGACATCGGAGTGCATTCTCCAGAAAACATTATCCCATCTGCTCCGACTGTATAGGTCATTGAGCAATACTCAAATTCCCCATTAGGGTAGGAGTCACAACAGAATACGATGGAATCAGCAAATACGCCAAGAATACCACTCCAGTAATACTTAGAGTTTTCTTCTTCACGTTTCCACTCATTGAAAGCATTACGAACCATCGAAAGATGCTCTTCCATTGAACCAGCTACATGGTAGTGGTCTTGGAGAACCAGAGCTTTATCTGCTACGCTTTGCTTTACAAATGCACGTAATGTGGTCGGGTCGAGAGACTGTAACTTAACTTTTGCTTGTACTTTAGACATCAGTCTCACTCCTTCGCATGTTTTTACTATATTCAGCTTACCAAATGTGTATACGGTAATGGTGTCCTGTCAAAAAAATTATTTTGAACTATTTACTATGTAAAAAAAAGAGGTCAGCTTTTTAGGCTAACCCCTCTTTCCATAATGGAGATCAATACGTATACTCAACGACAACCCTAGTATATCATTCAGGTTTATATCCGTCAACAAGTTCTTGTGCTTTTTCTATATATTGTGGATTTAAGTCTATACCAATAAACTTTGGTATCCCAAGTTTTTTTGCTGCAATGGCACTGGAACCAATTCCAACGAATGGGTCACAAGCTCTTTTAATCCGGTCAAGCCCATGTATCAGGAAACACATCTCCGGGACTTCCACTGGGAATGTAGCAGGATGGGGTCTATCATTATCTCGATTCTGAATTGTCTGGTATGGTATGTACCAGTTATTGCCCCGGCACCTGACCATTGACCCGGTATCCCATCTTTTCTCATTTGACTTATCAGCATAGGGAACTCCGATTGCCAATCTATCGAGAGGGACATCTCCATTCTTTGTCAGATGAAAGATATACTCATGGCAATCATTTACAAACCGGGGACTATTTATCGGTTTGTAATGTCCATAACTTTTGTCATCTACTGAGATACTTTTTATCCAATGAAAGGTATTCTGTAATTTGAATTGGGTTAGCATCATTCCTAATACATCGAATGGTATGCATGGGTCAGTAGGCTTAGAGCCAACATTCAGGAATAATGACCCGGAATCTGATAAGGCAGAATACATAGCAGTGCAAACTTCATGTATCCACTTGAGATAATCAGCTCTGGGCATAGAATCATCATAGCTACAACTATAATCTATGCCCAGATTGTATGGGGGTGAGGTAACAATTACATCATAACTGTTAGGTTTTAGGCTGTAAAGCCCATCGATACAATCCATTGATACTAGCTTAATCATAAATGTTTGTTTAAGGTCAAGAACACAGGTGTACTATCTCCCAGATAACTACCAATAACGTTAAACTCGAAGTATTCCTCTGCCTCTTCCCGTTTGCCTCCGGTAGACTTTTGGATTAACTTTATACACTTTTCTTTGTCATAGCAGACTACAGTGGGCTTGCCAAAAGTTTCAACAAGCCCAACAATAGCCGATTCAAATTCATCAAACAGAATAGCATCCTCATTATGTTCTGCTATAGTTTCACGCAATAACATTAAGTTCTCCACTTTCAGTCATTTGATCGATAATGCTCTGTCTAATTTCCAGACGGTCTGCAGCATTAAATGGAGGTATGTCCTGACCTTCTTCACGGAGGTCATTAGAGATATCATTGTATACTGCATACATGATATCTACCAGAGAATCTAAGCTAACACTCTGCTTTTTACCCACTTGTTCAGAGCTTCTGGCAGCTCTGGATTTATTCTGATTGCCACTTCCTGGAGAAGGAGCTTTAGGGACAATAGCTTCATTCTCAATAGTCTTAACTTTTGCATCCATTATCTTTTTAGCATCAGCACTGAGGAATGCATTCATCATATCCTGCTGTTCATGGTTAAGCTGCATGAATTTGTCTGCCAGGAGGTCTGCAGGAAGTGCTCCAAAGGCTTCAACGAAGTAGACTGCTGCCTGAGCATAAGTCAGTTCAATATTAGCATCCTCAACTCTATCCTGAGTAGATATAGGAGCTAACTCAATGGTATAGAGACCTTCTTCAGGGCCTATGCCATTAAGCATGAGTTCCAGGTCATACAAACGTTCAAGACCACTAACAAGGATGTCCTGAACACGCTGAAGGGTATATGCGAATGCAATATCTGCATCGGACATCCCAGTTCCACTTACATGGGTTTTCTGAGCTGTCATTAACTGCAGATAACTAATAGGAACTTTCAGCCGACAAACTAACTTTTCCCTGTGGTAGATAACGTCATTCAGGTTACCTAACTGGGTATTGTTTGCTGTAAGCATATTAACTCCACCTTTTCCAGAACCATCGTCTGGGAGGTAGAAGTCTGTCTGAACATCCAGAGGGTTATCAGTATTCATTAAAGAGCCATCTGATGCCTGGAGTTTACGTTTGGTTATAGCATCCTTATAGCGTTTAATGGTTGACATAATCTCATCCCGAGTCCATTCTGTCTTAATCGGGATTTTATGCACTATCTTATCGTAAGCTCGAACAAGACGGGCAACAGCCATTCCGTCTTCCATTTTAGATAGCCTTTGCCAGTTTCTTCTGGCAGATGCTAATGGTGCAACTGATAAAAATCCTTTTTTGGCACCATAGATAAATGGAACTATCTGCCATTCTTCAAGCTCTTTACCACCTTGGTTGGTTACATCTTTATCAGTTACAACCAACCATCCAGGAAGTTTATCTCCATGGTCATTAGTCTTAGGCCATATCTGATATGAAACAGTTTGCTTGAATCCCTTAATCATCATCAATTGTTTATCAATAATGACTTCTCTAAAGCAATTTCCATGAGGGAAAAACTCATGAATTATCTGCCATATGGTATCCTCGATATCAATTCTGAGATTCAGGGCATCCAGAATTTTCTTTACGTCTTCTCTATCCGAGGACACAGCAAAAGCTGTTCGTTTACCTCGTTTTTTGAATGACTGCCGGGCATCTGCATTACCTATACATCTATCAGAAACAATATCGATAGCTGTAGAAACAAGCTCATCCTCTGCAATCATACGTTCAATATCGAGGTATACACTTCTACGATCATTGAATATTCTCCACAGATCAGGCATGAGCACAGAGCTTCCAGTACTTGCATTGCTATCTGTGACTGTTTCTTTGTTACCAATCCAGGCAACAGGCTGAGTGCCTACCTCTAAGTCAAAAAGATTGGCTATAGATTTACCAATCTTTTTTGCCCAGGAGGGAGCTGGAGTTCGTCCTTTTCCATTGTCGGTGAAGTTAAATATCCCCATTGTAGTCCTGTCCTTAATTATGCTGCTGCAACAGCTTCTGCATAAGCGTCTTCAAAGTCACTACCACATTCGATAGCTGCTCTATAAGCAAACCATAGAGCCATGATCGTATCTGAGAACTCTCCACCCGGATGTGCTCTAAGCTCTCCCATAAATATTGCCAGTAGACTTGTATTGTCTGCTGCCAAAGGAAACTTAGCTGCCGGGATAGCAAATAACCCTTTTTCAAAGGCAATATTAAGACCCGGTAACCCAACTTCCTCATGCTTTTTATTATATGCACCAGTTGTGAAACCTGCAATTGGTAAAGATTTATCCTCAGCTTCAAGGGCATCAATAACTGCTTGCTGGAATGCATTGTTCTCAACATAAGCAAGTCTCCATCGATGTCTTTTACATTGGTTCTTTACTTCTTCCATGATTCCATTGAACTGTATTCTCTGTCTCCAGAGTTCTTTCAGATATAGTTTACCATTTTCAGGACATTTAGCTATAGTCCATACAACCGAGTATGCATTTTTCTTACCAAGGGCAGAAGCAAGGTCAACTCCTCCATAGGTAGGCCAATTATCCCGGACACCATCACCAATATCAGCTAACATTACATCGAAACTTCTTGCCAGAGCATACTCAGGGAATGTTCTTTCTTCATCGGACATAGCATCCAGTAGATACTGTCTGGTAAATGCACGTTCACCAAGCTCCTGTCTCCGGGACTCAAGTTTCTCTTCACTCCATTTATCGGGCCAAAGGATTGTTTTTTCAACTTTAGCATTCCCAGTAATAGGGTCAATTACAGTGTTACCTGATTCATCATACTCAATTTGATATCGAATAGCAGGAGTCCACCATATATGGAAAGCCCCGGTATTCTTCAGGTCATGTGTACAGTCTGCAATATGATAAGGAGTGCATATCCATACAATTGTTCCTGTGGAAGAGACCAATGAGAACCAGGTTTCTTTTATAGCCTTAATAACTTGTTCTCTCTGAGCTGGGTTAATAACTGAGTTCTTGAGATCAACTACGTCATCACAAACCAGTAAGTCAGCACGACCTCCAGCTCCAGTTGATAGAACACCAGAAGCTTCAACTGAAGGGTCTCTTTGTGGTATGTCACGAACAACAAAGAACTTAGTCTGGGTATCTCCACGATCATAGTCAACAACCAGATCAGGAAATACTGCTTTGACTCTTTCAGACTTTGATATAAGTTCTCGGGCAAGACCCAGAATTTCTTTAGACTTGTCATCGGAGGAACCAATGATCTTTATTCTGAGGTTATGGTTATTTCCAAGTTCCCAGACTAATCTACCAACAAGCTGAACAGACTTTCCATGACCTCTGGGGGCAGCTATCAGAACTCTATCGAAGTCTGATATCATTTGTTGCCATTCTTTATGGAATGGTTGCTGTTTAAGGTAAAGTAACGTTTCTGGGTCTTGAGATACATACTCAATAAACCAGTTCACATCCATTCTGCATAGTCTCATATGAACTGGTTTAAGTACTGTAGAACTTAGCTGTTCCCATATCCCAAGTTTATCAGCCAGAGTTTTTGCTCCAGTTGGGTCATGTAGAAACATTTTAACAAGTTTTGCAATTACATCTTTACCTTGAGCTGCCAACTAATATACCCTCTGCCTCTAAATAATAATTATCATTTTCCCATTCCAGCTCATAGGTAGGAACTAGAATATCTCGATCTGCTGTGACTATGGGGAATGTATTTTGGATTCTTGGGTTCTTTGTGCATACTCCCATTAAAAATGGAACTGCATAACACTTTGATGAACCACCCATGGATAAAACCTTGGTTTCTCTGCTGAATGTATAAGTTTTACCCCCAGTACACTTTACATGAATAGACTCTGTATCTGCTAATCTAGTAGCTGAGGTTAGAACCATATTAACTATCTTTTTTTCATTATAGTGATATCCACGAACAGTATCTCCAGCTTTAAGACCTTCTACAAAGAAGTCCCCATTAGCTATGACCATTGCATTGTATGGCAGAATTACTTTCATTTACCTATCCCAAGCTCATGATATGTGGCAATCACTTTAGCTCTCAACTGATCGAGAGTGCCATCATTGATTATAACACTATTCCAATCCTGGAAACTCTGCCATTCTTGCTCAGAGGCATGATTACTATTAGAATCAAACCCAGGTCGAACCACTTTTATCAGATACCCACCCTGGAGTTGCACAAGTTTTAACTCATTTGTAAAACGAGCATCTGGTATCATAATAACTTTATTATCACCTGCAGTGGTATAAGCATTAATCCACTCTACCATTTTTTTAACCCAGTAGTAGGGGTCATCAACTCTTCGGAACTCAGTACCCCACCATTGCATTATAAGTCTGAATCGTTCTTTTTTACCAGGGGTATTCATCATCTGGCTAAGTTCAAACTCACCAATCCCCATTATAGGTGACAGATAATGAGCAACTTCCTCTTTTAGAGGGTCTGCCATGGCCCTCCGAACGGGCCACAGCTTATGCTCTACTGCTACTTGCATAAGTAGCTCAGCAACAGTATCTTTTCCATGCTGCATACTTCCACAGACTCCGATTAGTATAGCCATTAGAGCACACATGCCTCTCCATCACAGAATCTTTCGACCTCTGCTTTATTACCTTTGACTGTATCGAAGTCTAGGTCACTGAGTTTATAGGCCAGTTCATTGTAGACCTCTTCAGTAATCTCTTCATATGGCATCTGAGCAAATGCTCCCTTTGCCAATCGGGGTAAGAAGCTAACTCCCTTTAGTCGATACTGGTAGAAGTTCAAGGCATTTGCAATGTGTGACCCTTCAGTCTCTGGGTCAAAAGTTATAGTAACAGATACCTGATTATCAGCCCAGTATCTCTGCATAAATGCTGCCATTTCAAGCTGTTCCCACATGGTAACCTGTCTCAAGGTTCTCATAGGTTCATGAATCTTTACAGGAATGGCAACAACCACGGTAGAGTCTTCTTGACCCACACAAGGTTCAATTATATACCCTGCCTCTTGTAGTGGCTTTACCAGGGGTGAACCAAGAGCAAGTCTAACCCGTCTTAGATACCATCTACTCTCAGGATAGTGGATGCCCGGTGTAGCTCCTGCAAGCAAGGAAACTGTGCCCGAGGGTTTCACTGAAGTAAGTTTAATTGACTTCGGAATGCATAACCAATCAGCATATACCTTGTCATAATACTGCAGAGTTTTATAGCCCTCTTCACACCATTCTCGGAGAGTATTGATACCTTTTACAGTAACAAACTGAGCTATACCCGACATACTGCATCCAATACGTCTATTCCGCAGGAGGATTCTGTTTGTCTCTGCCCAGTGAGTTTTACCCAGGGTAACTGTCTTTGCATAGAGGTATGCAAACTTGAGAGTTCTCTGATAGTCTGATAGACTCTCACAACGATGAGGGAATGTCTCTACAAGACAGCAGAGTTCATAGGATTCCAGGGTCTGTTCACCACAAGGATTTGGCCCATCAGCCTTTGCATCTTTATAGTCTGCCCCATTGTTCATTCGAGAATAGGTCTTGGCATTCTCCATCCATATATATCCAGGTTCACCGTTACTTTGGGTGAAACTTGCTGGAATAGCATAATCGGAACCAATCTTTATATTGATGGAGTTATTCGATGACCATCCATAAGCCATACGATCTGGGTTGACCTCATAGTTTTTTAGCTCCAGAAATTCCAGATCGATACCAGTATCCATGGCAAGTTCCGCAGTTCTACGAACATTACCAGCAACCACACAACACCCGATCATATTCATTATATCGGTTATTGTACGTTTTGATACAGAGGTATGGATAGCTCTATTTAGAATAAGCCTAAGACCCTCATGTAAAGCTTCCAAAGGTTCAGGGCCAGATGCTGTGCCTCCAAATCCCTTAATGGGCAGACCTCTTGCACGAATAAGAGAGTAATCAAAAGTCATAGTAGGCCCACCCTTAGCATACGACTTTAGAAGCTTTCCTACTGAGTCAACCCATCCTTCTCGGGAGTCAGGTATAATAAACTCTTCATGAACTGGCTTAGGTTCCCGGAGACTGATTATACCAGCACCTAATGTATCGAAACCAACACCACATCCCAGCATGGAAGCATCCATCAGGAATGTAAATGGCTTTGCAAAGTCCTGAGCAATGTCCCTGGTAGATACAAATCCGCAGTTATTCAGAGCAGCAAAGCATTCTCTTTCCTCTGTTATGGTAGAACCCATAGCCCAGAGACCTCTTCCTGGAGGGAGAAACTTCATAGACCACATACGATCATACATTTCCTGAGCTGACTTCTGAGCTTTCTGAGGATTCCAACCAAGCCCATTATGCTCTATATGCCTTTTCTGCATGTTGTAGCAACCTTCTACAACTCTGGCAATAGTTTCCCACCATTGCTCATTAACACCATCGTCTTTGACTCTGGAGTAGGTTCTTTCATAAACCAATGCCCCAAGGCCATTGAACCCAAATGGAGGTTTACGGTCTTTATATTGTGATAGGAACTCTGTTGTCAATCTAAACTTATCCAACTTTAATCCTCGGTTTCTGTAGAATCTATATCCCCGGTCTTGGTCACTTTTATGGAGTAGACACAGGGCTTACAGTCAGTCTTATGGTCACACCATTTACAGGTATTGGCCCCGGCATTTGCATAGTAGAAACCATGCACCATACACTCAGCTATCTGTTGTATCTGTTTAGCCCACCACTCTGACTTATCCTTGGGGACTGTTTTTATTCGTATGGTCTGAATAACAGGTGTAGGGAACAGCCTTATAATATTATACGCGAAACCACCATACTTTAGGTCTGGGTATTTATGTTTAAGCTCTTCTTCCCATGCCCATTGATAAACCATGGGCTGTATACCATATTGTGCTCTGGCATCAGCCCATGTATCATACGAGAACTTATGGTCAATAACTTCCACAAGTCCCGGAGTAGACTGGTCTAAAAGGTCGATTCTGCCTGTAAATCGAATACCACCTTTTATGAAGTCAAATGGCTCTTCAACAGAGACCGGGTTATGAAAAGGGTAAAGTTCCTTATAATAGAACCGAACAGCTTCAACCACTTTTATAGATTCAGCTTCAGTGAGGTCTTCCTTTTTGGCATTTTTCAATGCAAACTTCTCAGCTTTTGCCAGTGGGTAAAGCTCACCCTCTGTGTTAATTTTATAGTTTAGTAGACCTTCCAGAGTGTTATGATAGGCTGTTCCTCTCCGCATGGGAGTGCCACTGGGTTTACGGATACCATCCTCATAACTCCGTTTATACTGGTAAGGACAATCCAGAAACTTAGATATACGAGAATATCCAAGGTGAAACTCCTTACCATCTACAGTCATTGAAAACTGGTTGCTAGGCAGCTTTAAGGCCGAGGTCTGAGACAGGTTGCCAAGTTCTTCCTGCGTCAATGCACCCGATGATTCGTTTGACGATTTCGATGTCATATACTATTTCTCCAATTCCTTCCGCTCGACGTACACGTCTTAGGAAGAGTCGTTGTAACATACGTAGTTCACCATAATGCTGTTTTACTTCCAGAGCAATGTATTTACTCCGGTAACAGACCAGAATGTCAGCTATACCTTTTTCCTGGTTAGGATGACCAACAATGTTAATCATCGTACACTTTGGAAGGCCTTTCAGGTATGTAATGATAGTTTTTTGAATATATCCCTCACCCATCATCTCTCCAATCTAAGGGAGTGCTTTTCCAGTCAACCTTTAAGTCTTTGCACTCTCCCAAGGAAGGCCCTGACTTTGCCTCTGCCAGGACAGGGATTGTAACATCGATACCCATATCATCTAAGATACTGGGATGAGACATTATTCGGAGAACCTTTTTAGCTACATCCTCCAAAACGTCATTTCTGACTTCCAGAAGAATAGAGTCATGGACTTCCCCAAAAAGATACGCTTGACCATGATACTGCTCAGAAACCATAAGATCAGTTTCCAGCATGGACATTAGCTTCCAGTCAGAACCAAAGCCCTGAACTGGAGTATTGATTGCCATTCGTATGGCTTCATTGTATTTGCCCTTATGCTCCCTGCTGTTATCGGGGTTGAGAGTTATATTGGGTAAGTGTCTACGTCTACCGGATGGAGACTCCACATACCTCTTTTCCTTACATTCTTCTTCTTGTTTTTTATACCAACCTGGCAATCCCACATGGTCATTGAAGAACTGATTACGAATATCAACACATTCACGCATTGTGAACTCAACTCCATAGTCAACCAGAGCATACTGTTTGAAAGTCATAGCTGACATACCATATAGGAATCCAAAGTTTACAGCTTTGGCCTTTTGCCTAAGCTCTTTACGTTTCTTATCATCGAGAGCATCCCATTCTTCCTGAGATAATCCGGTAACTCTCATAGCTCTCATAGAGTGAATATCCCATCCAAGATTATAAGCCTTGATGAATAGAGGGTCTTCTGATAACCACCCAGCTATACGAAGTTCAATCTGACTCAAGTCACATTCCAGAATACTCCAACCATCTCTGGCTTTGATACAGTTCCGAATACCAAAGGTATAGAGTAGATTCTGTAGATTCATTCCAACTGCAGAGGAAGTCCCTTGACGTTTATTCTGTTGACCTTCTTTACCAGATGCTGTTCTTCCGGTAACTGTGCCAGTCAGCTTGTAACTGGTAGTGATTCTACCTCTGGTATCAGCAGCTACAATCATTGGTTCCACATATGTAGATAGGGCTTTTGCAAGGCCTCTCCACTCCAGAAGTAAGTCAACAAACTTATGACCTTTAAGGTGAATCAATGCATCCTCATTAGTTGCTGGTTGACCACTGGGAGTAAAGGCAATCTTTTTATCATTGCTCTGGGTCAAACCCATTACATCGAATAGCAGTTTACCCAACTTTGTGGGAGAAGCAAATAGACGGTCATCGTATTCACCTTTGATAAGTAGACCAGCTTCCTCCATAGAGGTACCTAAACATTCTGTTTTGTAGCTCTCCAGGTAAGCATACATCTTATGTTCATTCTCTTCAATAAGAGCTTCAATGTCTAGTTTACAAGCTCTGGCCCGATCACCATTAACAGGCCATCCCCTTAACTCCATCTTTGTAAATAAAGCATCTGCTGGTCTGGTAATATGAGTATAAAGTCTCTTTAACCCTGGAGCTTTTTTCAAAGACTTTATATACTTACGATAGAGTAATAGAGTGGCTACTGTGTCCCTGGTAGCATATGGAATTAAGATATCCAGGTCTTTGGTCAACTTATCATTGATATCATAAGTTGGGAATCCAAGCTCTGTGGTAATAAGCCTTTTCAGCTTTAGCTCTCTATTTTCATCCAGAGCATGGGCAACATGCATAGTATCCATAAGAATATTTGGGGCCTTGATTGCTTTTCCAAATCTACGTTTACCCCACTGCCATAGCCATACCCGGTCAAACTTTCCATTATGCCAGATACACCAGGACTCCAGTAGGATTTCCCGGATAATCTCAATAGCTTCTTCAAGGGTTTCCCCGTCACTCCAGAAGTTATGCTGTAGATGCTGTCTGGAGTAGTAGCAGTCCTCTTCAACATCAAGAGGAACAAATACACCACCAAAGTCAGTATCCCAGCAGAACTGAATACATCGAATGTTTTTATCAGGAGCATATGGATTCAGACCCTGGGTTTCAGTATCAACAGCTATTATGCCTCCAGCAGCTCTGATCTTTTTCTGCATCATTCGGAGACTCTTTAGTGTAGATGCAACTTTAACAGGAGGGTCAAACTTAATAGCTTCTGCATTTACATCAGTATCAACATCAGTATCATTGTCCATCCACTCTTTGAATCGAGTGAGATCAGCGTATAATTGCTCTCGGACTTGCACATTGAACTGTGCTGCAAGGTGGTGATCGGTAGCATATATGTAGGCACCTTTGCCCTGATCGAATACTCGATTAGACTTTAGCTCTGCAAATGCTCCCGATTTACCTGTAACAGCAACATAGGTGTTTGCCCCGAGACATATAATATGATTCGGATTTACTGCTTTAATCTCTTCCTGGAGATACCCACCAGATAGAGGTTCACCTTTGGCAAGAGATTTACCAAACCCACAAAGCTTAGCATCAGTGGCTTTTGGTTTAACATCTTTAGAGGGTCGGACACACTTGATTGCATAGGTACAATAAACATCAAGACCCATACTGACAAGTTTTTCTTTGATTGCTGCAAGAAGCTTACCTGAAAAGGGTGCTCCCCATAGATCATCCTGTATACTGGGTTGCTCAGCCACAATCATTACATCGTGGTGTTCAATGTTATCCAGGTCATCCATTAGGCAGACTGTTTTTGGTGCTTTAATTGGGTTACCTATACCAAATTGACATAGGTTACATTCAGGATTTCTCATAGGTAAACTCCCTTACGATGAGGGCCACAGCACTTTTACATGTTGTGGCCCAGTAGATTTCAGCAGATAGGCTTTAGGGCCTAGTCTTCATCATCGTCATCATCGATGTTGGGGTATTTACCCTTGGTTTTAGCCACTGGCTCAGGCTCTGGCTTAGCTTTAGCCTTAGCCTTTGGCTTGAGGTCTTCATCGTCCTCATCATCCTCAACAGGAGCTGGCTTGGCCTTTGCCTTAGCAACAGGCACATCGTCATCATCCTCAACAGGAGCTGGCTTTGCCTTTGCTCTGGCTTTAGGAGCTGGCTCATCGTCATCCTCAACAGGAGCTGGCTTTGCCTTAGCTCTGGTCTTGGGTGCCGGGGTCTCATCATCGTCATCATCGACAGGAGCTGGTTTAGCCTTGGTTTTAGCCTTAGCTACTGGCTCATCGTCATCCTCTTCAGCAATGGCTCTGGTGCGCTTTGCAGCTTTAGCAGCAATAGCATCATCGTCATCCTCTGCAGGAGCAGCATTACCTGCTGGCTTCTTGTCTTCTTCGTCAAGATACTTGTCTTCCGCAGAATCAAGGTCTTCAGAGCTGGAGTATTTCCGAACTCTAGCACGAACTATCTGTTGAAGTTCCTGGAGATATTCGATCTCTTCAGCTTCAAGCTCAGAGACTATTTCCATCTTGACCTTGGAGAACTTGTACTGTCCATCAGAGGACTGACCGGGTTCTGCAGTAAAACGAACCATTACATGGCTGTAGGAATCCAGCTTCTGTTTTTCAACTGCTGCAAGGAAACCTTTCCAGTTCCAGAGTCCTGCTTTCGATATGTAGAGCAGTTCGGGCATGAACTTACCATCACGAAGGATAGCCAGTTCTCTTTTTTCCACTGTCTCATTCTTCTCAGCATTCTTGAAGAAAGCTTTGCGGAAGTAGACTACGACCCCGTAGAAAGTCTTTACAGACTCAGTGTTTTCCGGGTCATCTGATGTAGGAGCAGGAAGAGTATATCTCTGCTTCTCTCTTTCGACTTTGATCTTTCCAAAGCGGAAATCCTCATCCTCAGATATGATGGAAAACACTTGCTCCATTTTCTTTGCCGATGGGATACGTACTTTTGGTTCTGTTGCTTCGCTCAATTGATTGCCTCCATTATGTTTGTGTCTTGTTGATTCATCAACATACTCAGTATACCTCTTGTGGAAGGTAGTTTCAACTGGTACAATTACCAGTTTTTTCTAATGGTCTTTGAATCCAGAATTATTGATCTCACTCTGAATCTGCTCCATTCCCCTGATCTAACTATATATAGTCTTTTAGGGTCTTTGGAATGAAAGTTATCTGGGTCAATACCGAGTTGTTTACCTTTATAGGTTACTATAAGGTGCCCGGTTCCATAGTAGTCTGCTTTGCACGTATACTTTTCATTCTCATCATCCTTATCAATGATAACTACATTAGCAGCAATTGGATGTGTAGAACTCAAGAGTTGTTTATGCTCTTTACTTATCATCGTATACAAGCCCTCCAGTCAGTTTCAATCTGTCGGGCTAGAGCAAAGTCTGCTTTAAGTGAAGCCATTACTCGCATATCTACAGTATTCTGTATGAGTAAATGGACATAGGTGATACTTTTGACTTGTCCTCCTCTATGGTTTCGAGACATCATCTGTTCATAGTCTTCTGTATCGAAACTGTGAGAGTAGAATATTGTCATGTCGGCAAAGCGCATATCAACACCTTTACTACCGACTGATTCTTTAACAATGAAGACAAGATCATCTTTAGCTGACTCTATGAGTTCATGCCGAGCTGATGCCCCGGATACTGACCCATTGAGAATTTTAGGAGTAAATCCAAACTTTTTCTTAATTGCCTCTGCTACAATCTTTTCTTCTTCGTTCATTTGAACAACGACTAAAGTAGGATAGTCTCTATTTTCCATGATGTCAAGCAACATAGAAACTTTTTCTGTGCCCAGTCTAATTGGTGCTGGTTTTATCTTTGGAGTATCCGGGTCAGGGTCAGGATATACGAACCCACCAGTGATCTGCATTTGCTTTCTAAGCACACTAAATACATGACTGGCTGTAATCTCTACACCCTCATTTTCTAACTCTTCCAGATATGCATAGTTCTCTTCAGTGATATCGTTATATACTTTTTGGCTCTTGTCACATAACGGTAGTCTTCTAGTCTCATGCACAAATGGTGGTAGATCGACAACATCAGTCTTTTTAAGTAGAATAGCACAGCTTGAAAGACGTTCTACAAAATCACCTAAATTTTGATAACCCAAAATAGCCTGTTTTATTGTTGGATGTGGTATAGTATACTTCAGCTTAAATGCTGCGAAGTCACCTTCAAAGACGTTCCTCTTGCAGCAGAACTTAATCTGGGCATAAACATCTATAGGTCTTTTTATGTATGCTGTCCCAGTCAGTATAGCCCGGAACTTTGTTCTGGATTTCATTGTTCTACAGAAAAAACTGGTGACTTTTGCTCCTGGGGTTTTGATACAGGTGCTTTCATCGAGAATGCCAACATCCCATCGGGTGTCTTTCATGCAGGTATCGATAACTCTAACAATGGTATGAGCTTGACCATCAATGACAGTCTTTTCTCGTTTCTTACCAATAAACCAGGAGGATTCATAATTGACTAAGCAGATAACGGGCCAACCTTGGTTAGAAAGTCTAACAGCTTCCTTTATTCCAGCAGAACCTGTATCATGTAAGTCAATGAATGCAACCGGAGCTGTGGCCCATTCATGCCAGTTCTCAATCCAAACGTGTAGAACTGCAAGAGGAGCTGCAACGTATATCAGTAAGACACCACGTTCCCGTATTAGATACTCTAACCACTTAACGGCAACTCGGGTCTTACCTGTTCCCATCTCCATAAGGAGTGGAACACCTTCATCACTCAGTTCTATGGCTTGGGTATAAGCAGCTTTCTGTTTTTTCCACCATGGTAAACATCTCATATCAATAGTATACAGGATAGATGTCTTTGCTGGAAACTGGTACAAATACCAGGTTTTTGAAATAAGCTTCCATTCCTAAGACTTGTGGGCTATAATGATAAATACCGAGGTTTACTAATAATGGCAAAATCAACGATAACAACAGATGTAGACAAGGCAGTAGAATTTCTTCAATACATGTTTGGTGATAATCCAAAAGGATTCATTCAACTTTTTAAGTTAAAGCCCGGAGAGGCAAAACCTAAAGAGGGTGAAGAAGAGGAAGAACCTGCTGTAAAAAAATCCAAACCCACTGGCTTGAATGATGGATACTCCGCACCTGAAAAGATAGACTCTGACTGGTGGAGACAGTATTCAACCCTCTATAACATATGGTTTTGTACGGCTCTTGGCAAAGAAAAAAACAAGACACATGACACTAGAAACACCCTGGAAGTTCCTGCAATATGGTTTGACTTAGATGCCTGTAAGTATTTTGGTGTACCAGTCAAAGCATACCTATCTGACCATAGAAACGATGATGAGGTATCCTGCTGGGTTGAGTCAAGTGAGAATGCTCTTCAGGGATACTATAAACTCAAAGTTCCTTATGAGTTAAATGGTAGTAAAGAGAACTTTGAAAAAGACCTATTAGAGATACTATGTAAGGTATGTCTCTATTTTGGTGGTGATACCAGGGTAATCTCTCCAGGACGTGTTATGAGACTCCCAGGTAGCTTAAACCTGAAACCTGAATACCCAGTTCCCTTTCAAGTTATAGGCCACTATACAGATAATACAATATCGATGAAAGACCTTAAAGCTAAGTTCAAAGGTGTAAATCCTGATACTGTTCCACGTATTGTATTATTTGCCCTGGATTACATTATTCGTGCATCAGAGTTCTGGAATGTCGGTAGTAGACATCAGATTATGTTGCTGCTTGCCGGTACAGTTCGTAAGATGGGCATGAATAAAGAAGCTTGTTTAGCTCTATTCAATGAACTACATATTAAACTTGGAGATGATGAATACAGAGAGGCAGATGTTCTATCAACCTACCAAGAGGAAGACATAAAGAAGCTTGCCAGTCTCCGAAGTGGCTTTGCCGAGATAGCTGACCCTGTTGAAGAGGTCATAAAGTTCTGGGTAACTCTTAAAAAGGAATACTGTAAAAAGTTAAAGATTCAATTTGTACCAGAAAACTATGACCCTACTAAAGGTGTTGATGAGAACGGGGCATTCGTCGAGAGGACTACTGAAACATACTTTAATGGCTCTGATGGCCCAGTTGCATTCTCTAATTTCATCTTACATATTAAGGGCAAACTTGTTAAGATTCCCTCTGGTGATGTAATGTGGTTGGCCCAGATAGTTACAAAGGGACAACCAGCACAGACTGTAGAGATCAGCACAGCAGCTCATAACACCTGGGCTACATTCTCCAAGATTCCCCATCTACCGACAGGTTTAGCTGTGTACAATACCAAAATATGGAGTCACTATGTTGCTTGGTTAGCAGATAACTGTCCCGATGAAACATTCTATGAAACCCCCTATTATGGATGGTTGGATGTAGATGAACATGGTGGTGATCTACTTATTCAAGACCAAGACCATGATAAGTATTTATGGACTAAGGGTAATACTGATACTGCTATACCGGGAGCTTACCAAAAAGAGTTAAGCAACTCAGATATAGTAAGATACCTGAAAAACTTTGCCAAAAACTATGATGGTTACCACGAAGACAGATATATATGGTCTGCTCTAGGATGGTTTGCTGCAGTTCCTATATCAGCATTCTTTAGAAAAAAGATCAATGGTTATCCTGCAATGGTCATTTATGGATTAGCAGGTTCTGGTAAAAGTCAGCTTTCAACTAAACTTCTATCAACACATTTTGGATGTAAACCTCCAAGTGCTTATGAGGGGTCAAGTCCTTACTATATCAGAAATCATATGCTATCGAATAACTTGTGCCCAATGGTAATAGATAACTTTAAGGAATCCTCTGGAAACAATAATACACAAAAAGCTCAAGACCTTATAGGTGTTATTTCCAACTCCTGGGATGGTAACATGGTAGGTGCTGGTAAAGCTGATGGTGGATTACGTGTTGATAGACTTCAAGCTCCAATATGTGTCACAGCAGAGCACCTGTATACCGAGGAATCAACAGTCCATAGAACATTTTCTGTCTATGTAGACCATAAATGGGTTAACTACATGCAGACTATATCTGATGAAGAAAGACTTGAGCACGATAGAAAACAGGCTTGGTTACATAATGCTAAACATGCTGGGTATATGAGCACAATTATTCTGAACTGGGTTGTTGAGAATCTGGAAGAGACTCTGGATATCATAGACCAATGTACCTTAAAGCTTCGTAAAGAGTGTGCCAAGTCTGCTACTGTAGAACGTAAGAGAGATGGCTTCTCAGGGCCACTAACAGGCCTTTACCTGCTCAAACGTATCTATAATTACTATGACCTTGACTTCCCTATCCGAACCAACCAATTTTTACCATTGATTATGGAAGCTGACCCAGATGCTAAAAAGGTCAGTCATGGTAGCTCAGCAATGACTGAATTATTCCGGGCCACTGACAATGTTATATCGATGAATCTCAGACGTAGAACTCCACTTATCGGTAGTGTTTATGTGATTGACCCTCGGGACAAGAGGTATGCTTACTTCGACATAAACAGGTGGAGGTCTGAAATAAAACCATTTATGACTGGAACATC